TCTATTCCGCACTTATCGCCCCAGTCTTTCATTGACTGGCACAAGCTCCGCTGTGTCAGCCTTCCGCACTTACCAACTGCTACATATCCAGTCTTGTGACTCTCCTTTACGTATGCTTTTACTTCCGCCTGTAGCTGCCTGCTGAAAAAGAACCTCCGGTACTTGTTTCCCTTTCCCTTTAGAGTGACTTCACCGGAAAGGATGTCCTCCCATTTGAATTGGAAGAACTCGCTTACCCTCGCCCCAGTCGTAGCCAGTATCTTGATGAAGAAGTACCTGTCGCGGTTAGGACAAGTTTTCAAATATTCAAGCAACCTGTTGTATTCGGCTTCTGTCGGAACATTCTCCGTATTCAACTCCTTTTTGAACTTTGGTCGCTTCAACTCTATCGGCTTCTTCATCCATTTGCTGAAACGTTCAAGTGCGGTAATACGTAGGCGTATTGTTCTGGGAGACAATCCCTCATCCTCCAGCATCCGTACAAAACGCTTGTAATTGTCAACTGATACTTCGTTGGCGTATTCGAAATATTTCTTAATTGAAAATGAATATATTTCAAGAGTGTGTGGAGAGTAATCTTCATCCTGCGTAAGGTAATACACAAATTCATTCATCAGTTTCATGTTCTTTTCAGAAACATCGCTTAGCTTCTCCAAAGGTTTAACGGTTTTCTCCTTTCGTGTACGAGAGTACCCAATACCAAGATAATTAAGGAACCCACATAGAGCATCTTTAATGTATGGCTTGTCAGATAATTCAACGGCATTCTCTCTGATATAAGCCTTGTATCCTTTACGGCTTACCTGATAATCGCTTTCAAGGAATAACTTTACAGCTTTAATGGTTTTACCAATAACCTCATAGCTTTTATCGGTACTATACAAGTGAGATACGTATTCTATAAATATTTTTTTATTTACTTCTTCCATATCAAATCGTTGTTACACAATCAAAGTCTTTCCCATACATTATGTAGGCTCCGCGTTTCCGGAGTTCGGCCACCAGCTGCTCGTTGGTGTATCTGGCCAGCCGTCCATGAAGCCTGTCCTGCTTTCTTCTTTCAGACGTGTGTCTGCTCTCACATAACCGGCACCTGCTGGTGTAATGGGTACCGGATTTCGTTTCATAGGCACGGAACTTTCTTTCCGGAAGGTTCCGTCCACACTCGATACAAACTTTCATGATGCAGCCCTCCTGATTAATCCCATGTTACGGTTTACAAGTTCGATTATACGGTTATGGTATGCGCTTGTTTTATTACAGGCCGCTCGTGATTGAATTACTTTAAATGTCTTTAATGATACCTCAACAGTTTCCATACGTTCTCCGTTTACTTTTGCTGATAAGATAAGACTATCCTTTTTCTTGTAGTATTCATTTTCATAGACACAGTGATGCATGCTGTCACCTTCATCTATGAACTCTAACACACTCTGTAAGACTTGGATTGATAGTTCTCCGTCTGTTATTCTTATTCCAAAGAACTTCTCTTTTTCTTTTACGTAAACCTTATTCTCCTTTTCTGCTTTTTTGCGCTTCTCTTCTTCTGTTACTTTCTTTTCTATCTTTTTATATGAGGCTAGTGCAATTTCATGCGCTTTGTACAAATCATCTGGGCAAATAAATTTGGGGTTGTGAATGTCTTTCCCGGTCATATTCATGAACGAAAGCGTATCAAAGTATATTGATGCATCAGTTATCACATAATGGTTTCTATGACAGATATTCATTTGCGGCATATATTCCAAATCTTGTTTATTACTCCTTACCATCCAAAGGAATACATCGTACTGTCCTTGTTTTACTATTGTCTCTGCATGCCTTGATACCAGCAGCATCTTCATACACTCTACAACTGACACGTATGGCAACTTCTCTATAGCTTTGCACCATCCGTATTTTCGTAGTTTTCTTGTGATGTTATAGTCTGGATAGAAATAATTACCAGTCACATCGAACACGTCTTCAAGTACATAATATCCATTACAGCTTTTATTGTGTTTTCTTATTACATATTCTGTGTCGTAATACCATTTGAAGAAATTTACTCCACGAGTGTACCTCTTTGATACGATTATCTCTTCTCCATCTGGTGATACCCAATTCTGATAAACTTCATTTATGGTATATTTTGTTGGATACCCTTTGTGGTTTATTCGTTGGACATAAAATGTTCTTATTACCTGCCATTTATTGTAAGTATGCACCACAGAGTAATATTTCGATTCTGTCAGATTATCTTTCTGTTGATTTTGTTCTAATATGAGATGATTCAGGCAGCTGCACTGATACCCTAATTCTAAATCCACCTCCAATATACCAGGAATCTGATATTCTATGTTACCACAGCAATGGCACCACACTTCACCGCTTTTCTTGTAGTATCCGGTTGATGGGAATATAGTCTTTGCATATTCTTTTTCTTTTTCGGATATAGGTCTGAGGTGTGTACTCATTTCAAGCACTAAGTTATTCAAGTTTATTCTTTCCATAGTTACATATCAAATAGTGACAGTTGTCTTGAATCAAATATCTTTTGTAGTTCCTGCTTCGTTTTCTTTCTTGCAGATTTTTGTTTCACCGGCTCCGGCTTTTCTTCTTTGACTGGTTCTTGTACTACTGGTTCCTGTACTGTGGTCGGGGCAACTACCTCCACACGTTCTTTCACATCTTTAACCTTAATGTCATCCTCGTCGTAGTAATGGACTGCCCATCCGTATACGGTTGCATCATCTACACCGACTGCGTTTCCTCCTTTTGCCAGCTTTCTGGCTTTCGAGTAGATATACTTGATACATTCCTCGATACTCTTGTTCGCTTTCCTGTAGGTTTCGGCAAAGAGAGAATCAGTCTTTGCACGATTCTCCAAATACGCCTGGATTGTTGTTTCAAAACTTGTCATATTGATGTGGTTTTTGGTGATTATTGTCGTCGAGTTTCACCGCCTACATGAACGATGTTAAACATTTCTTTACAGCGGTCTGCAATGTAGATTCCGTACCGTGACGGTATATCATCCAGTTCCAGATTGGTTGTCGCATAAGTGCAATACTCATGACGAAACTCATAGCGAAGCTGTAAAACGGTCTGTATTACGTTCAGTCCCGTTCCAAAGTGCTTTGCGTCCGCAGGCTCACGTCCAATCTCGTCAATACATAGCCCTGTGGCGCATTCTCGTTGCGTGTAGCGAATTATTCCGTCAATTCCTTGTTCCGCATAGCGTAATGAAATTTCAGCCGCTGAGACGAACGCAAAGCCTAAATCCTTCCGTCCGAAAGCAAACGCATATCTGTTTACCAGACTTTCGTACTTCTGCAGCCCTTTCATGAGCGTGGACTTTCCTGTTCCTATCGGGCCACAAAGCATAATGCCCTTGCACGGGTCAAGACTTCCTCCCATGATACGGCCGGCTCTTTCCCATACCCAGCGGTACAGTGCATCCAACTCCCTGCGGTTTCTGGCATCTATCACGAATACTGGTGATACACTGGTCATGCACTCTACCAGCTTCTGCTTCCAGAATGATTCCGCCTGTCTTGAATCAGAGTTCAACCGCTTTAAGCTTTCCGGCTGTTGTACCAATGTCGCTTGGTTTATTACCTCCGCAACTGTTTTCAGATTGTTTTCCATGCTGATATTGTTTTGCTTGTTCGTCCATTATCCAAAGATTTGCCTTGCTGTCCCAACGCTCAATCTTTGCTCCGTTAGCGTTACGCCATCCAAGGCTGTCGAAGTGATAGAAGAATATTTCCGCCTGCCTTTCCCAGTCCGGAAGCTTTTCTTCAAAGTAGGCTTTTACCTGGCCCAATGTGGGAGGGATAAATTCTGCCTTTGCCGATTTTTTCTTTTTCGGTTTTTCTTCGGGCGGAAATAACTCGCCAGAGTTATTATTATTCTTAGTCTTATTCTTAGTCTTATTATATGGTTGTACTTTAGGTTCAAGGTTAGGTATAGGATTAGGTTCAAGGTTATGTGGTACTTTAGGTATCAAATTTTGACACCTAAATTCACATATAACTTGATATTTCGTTTTATCCCGTTGCCCGTTTCCTCCAGCTTTGAATGCTATCAAACCAGCCTGAACCAATCTGTTTCTTGCAGTTTTCATCGAATTGACCGACACTCCCACGTCAGACGCCACCTTAGTGTCACTACGTGTCCAGCTATCCACCCAGCCTAAACGATTCGCTGTTTTCAACAAGTAAAAATAAAGCCTCGTTTCACAGCAGGTAAATTGCCAGTCTTCATCGAGGAACCAGAAGTTATTGATTAGTTCTATGTAGGTCATAACAAGTATTCGTTTACTTCTTTCATAAATTCAGGAAGGGAACGGCAGACCACATACCGATTCCGGTACTTCTCGGCTTCTCTCTGCCATTCTTTCTGCCCGTCACTCTGTACCCCTTTCGGTGTCTTCATTTCAATACAGAGGGAAGCATATCCCTTTTTGGGGATAAGTAGTATCAGGTCGGCAACTCCCCTTACAACTCCCTCGTACTTCATCCTCGCTCCTGTCTTTGCATCCCTGCGGCCACCGTTCGGAACTGCAAAGAGAAGCAAAGCCAGATTCGGGTACTGAAGCCTGAACCATGTCAGGCAATCATGCTGAATCTGGCTTTCTGATAGCGGTGTAGTCTGCTTTCTCATTTCATTACAGTTTAAGCAACCTTCTTGTAGTTTCTTCATCTATAAAATTTGTCCATCCGGCTTCATGTAACCTGATAGCGGCTTCTCTGAGAGTAATATTTCCACTCTCCACCTTTTCTTTCAATGATTGCAGTATAGTTTTCATAACTTCTGACTGAATAAGTTCATGGCCATATCCACCACGCTTTCCTTCACCACATCATCCGTTCCGGTCACACCGTTGGCAATGTTCTTTTTGGTCTGGATAACGTCATACATATAGCGGTCAATCGTATCTTTCCCTAAATAGTAGTAACAGTTCACGTTATTCTTCTGGCCGTTACGGTGCGCCCTGTCCTCTGCCTGCTCGCAGTCTGAGAACGTCCAGGGAAACTCGATAAACGCCACACGGCTGGAAGCGGTAAGCGTCAATCCCGTACCTCCCGACTTGTAGTTAAGGATTATCAGCCTGCATTCCGGGTCATTCTGAAAACGGTCTACAGCATTCTGTTTCTGAACTGCATTATCATCACCCGTCACGGTCACCGCATCAGGGAAATGGTTTTTCAGCTCCATCACAACCTCCTTGAGGTAGGCAAAGACTATCAGTTTTTCTCCACCGTCTATCACGTCATGGATAAACTCGGAGAACACCTTAATCTTGCCCCTTGCGGATATGGATTTCAGGATTCCCATCTTCACCATTACCTCACCTCTCAGAGCCTTCTGTATCTTTTCATCATCCGCATTCTTGTATGTACGCAGATACTGAATCAAATCAGCTTCCGCCTTGTCGTACTCCTTACGGTTGGTGATATCCACTTCGATATACTGCCGTGACTTGTCCGGAAGCTGCGTGAGTACCTTGGCCTTCTCCCTTCGGAAAAAGCAGGTGGTTGACAGTCTCCAGTTCAACTCCTTCACATTGGAACTCTGCTTAGGCCCGGCACAAAACTTTTCACAGAAGTTTTTATATCCTCCGAAGTCCTCCAGACGTCCCATTATCTTCAACTGCTGGATAAGGTCGGTATTGTTGTTCACTACCGGAGTGCCCGTAAGCTCCAGCACGTACTCCTTACCCTTGCATATTCCTTCCAGGAACTTGCTCTGCTGTGTCTTGCTGGACTTGCACTTGTGGCTCTCATCTATCACTACCGACTTGAAAAGTGAGATACGCGGGTCGAACGTGATGGAACGCATGGTAAAGCGTGCATCATCCTTTATTCCCTGCACGAAGAACTTTTTCAGGCTCTCGTAGTTGGTTATAAAGATGTCGCACAAGGCTGTACCGTCCGCCTTCTTCTGTTCGTAGAAGCGTTGCCAGCTTGACTTGTTCTTGTCATCAAGGATGATCGCCTGCTTTCCGGCAAACTTCTTGAACTCACGCTGCCAGTTTATCTTCAGGGCGGCCGGACAAACAACAAGGCACGGATACGCCTTTGCTATCGTAACCGTGCCTATTGCCTGCAACGTCTTTCCCAGTCCCGGCTGGTCCCCGAAGATACACCGCTTATGCTGCAAGGCATAGGCGATACCTTCCTTCTGGTATTCGTAAGGCTCCAGAAGAAGCCCGTGGGGAACGGTCAGCTTCGGCAAATCAGGAATGGTGTAATCCGTTACAGCCCTGGAAGATACCGAACGCTGTACGCGGCTGCATATCCTTGCCGATACTGCCCACTCTCCCATCTTATCCACATACCATTTATCTTCAAGCGAAACCTTCCATGCACGTTCATCAGGTATGTAGGCTGCTTTCGGATTCCTGGCCACACTAGGGATACGGTGTACCAGGTCTTTAAGTGTGGGATGATAGGGAAATGCTATTTTATAGCAATTCGGGGTTTGCGTTACACAAAATGGGTACAACATAGTATTATGATGCTAACTGTGTGGTCTTGTGACGGCCGGAACTTCTGGGCTTGATTTTCTTCCCGTTCACCTCTATCGTCACTTTCGAGTTATCAATTATCTTCTGAAAGGCTTCAATGTCCGGACTGGACGGAGCTGCCGTCTGTGCTTCCGGTATCACATCAGCCTGAACATCTGCCGCAGCCTGCTCTTCGAACGGAAGTTCCTGCTGTACCACCTTCCATTTTTTGTTGAAGATATACTCGTTCACTTCATAGCTACATGATTCTATGGCCTGCTCCAGCTCAAACTGAAACGCATAGTCCTCATTTTCGTCTGTAAACTTGGTGAACGGTGCGTTCAGGTTCAGCACCTTGTTGCTTTTCAGGAACCGCTTTCCGGTCAGTGTGACTCCCCTGCTGTCACCGTCACCTCCCACCGTATATCCGGTCACTTCAAGGATGCTGTCAATGTTCTCCGGCATATCTTCCAGAAACTCCTTACCGTCCGCTTCCTTCTGTTCACAGAGGAAAGCCATGTGGGGAACCAGAGCCTTGAAAGCGTTTATCAGGTCATTGGTCACGAGGTTCTTTCCCTCTACCGTCACCGTACCCGTTTCATCCATATAGGTTGCAACGAGGGTATTATCCTTCGTCACTTTTGCTTTTGTTATATCCATGTCCTTATCTCCTGTATTTATATTCGTTAATAAACTCCTGATAGTACAAGTCATCCGGAAGAGGAAGCGAAATTCCCAGCTCAGCCGCCGCATCCGCCTTCACTTTATTAAGAAAGTCCGTCATCTGCAAAGTGTTCAGACGTGACGTGCTTCCGGCAACAACCGTCTCCTTTCCGTTTATTACAGCCGTCCGGCGAAGGAAAAGGCTGCAGTAGTAGTCATGTACGTCCTGCTTGTCCGTTCCGGTCTCCTGCTCGATGCACGTAAACCAAAGCCACATCAAGGCATTCTGACTGATAGTCCGTGGCTCCGTATAGCGCTCGATGACGACTTTGTAACGTCCGTTCCGAAGCTGGCTGCACATGAAGTCGAAAGGCTTGTCAATCCTCACCACTCCCTTTTCCTTCACCAGAATAGCTGTCTGACTCATTGTCCAAAAATCTTTTTATCAGTAATTAATTCTTTGTTAGCTTCCAGAAACTCAATAAAACGCTCTACATGGGCTGTGAGCAACTTTATGCTCTGCTTATGATTGTAGGTATAGTATTCCGGATAACGTGTCCCAGAAATGAGCGGAGTGCGGCTGGTACCTCCTTTCAATGCAAAGGCGGTATACTCAAATGCGCTTACGCTCTCCATCTCTCCTGAAGCTATCAGGCAGTAAGGATACACATGCCGCTGCCAGCCGTGCTCATACTTTCCGAAGCTGTACGAGCTTGTCGTCTTGATGTCATATACCACATCACGCTTGAGCTCGTCGATGAATCCGTAAAGCTCCACATCACCGTATCGTGTGGGCAGGATTGCAGAGACATACAACTGGCTTACCGCCCCATCGAAATACTTGGCCTGCTCAATAACCCAGGCGCGGTCAAAGAGGAAGTTCCGCATGGGTGCCAGCTCCGTAGCCGGGAAAGTCACCTGAACGGTATTCGTTTCCCTGTCTCCGATAATGGAATACGGAGCACGCTCACTGGGAACGTGCGGCTCATTATGGATTGCCATGTCCACAAGCGCATTGAAGGCCGTACCCTTGTCGGCTGCTTCGCTGACAAATGGTACACGGTTGATAGCGTCAATCAGGGACTGTTTCAGTTCCGCTTCAACTTCTTCCGGAGAGCGTTTGTACTCTCCGGTTTCATTGTCTATGTTGAAGAAGCTATCCACCTCTTCATCCGCCCTCAGATAAGCTTCAAACTTATCCAGAAGTGACGGATACATTCTGTACTTAGGCTGCTGCATATTCCTTCTTGATTTTGTCAAACTTCAAACCCAGTTCCTTGCATCGTTTGTTAAGAAGCTGTCCAGCCTGCAGCTTGCTGTCAAAAATGTGCTGCATACCTGCAAGTGATTTTGCCACGCTGTTGGCCGACTCCACGTCATTCACAAGTTCCACCTGCGCCTTGATTACTTCCATCAGGTCTTCATATTCGGAAGAAAGCTCTGTCTGTTTCTCCTGATATTTCGAATAGGTATTGATGATATTCGTCATGAAATTGTTCTCTCCGGTCACATCACCCTTGTCATTGATAATGATTGGAATCTCCATGCGTTCAGGAAGATTGCAGGTGTTCTTTCCGTAAAACTTCTCGCAAGGATTGAAGGAAATGGTACGCTTTTTTCCGATAGCTTCCATGTAACCGACCAAATCCAGCTCCTTAATCAGGTCACCGGCAGATGAACCACCGATTTCCGGACGTATCTGCTTTTCCTCACCGTTCTTTTCCTCACGTTCATGCGCAACGAATATCACCGATTTGCCCATAAGGGATACCTGATTTACAAAGTTGATGAACATGTTCTTTCGTACTCCGTAGCCCTGCAGGGAAAGAGTACCATCCGCCTTGCGCATCTTCGGATTGTTCTGCATGATATACTTGTCCATGAAGGAAAGCATCTTTCCGGCGGTATCAATTACGAACGTAGCATAGTCGGCAATCTCAGGCGACTGCATCACTTCATCCACTTCTTCCCATTTCGTTATCTGTACCGTATCCACACGGTGGGCAGCGTTCACACGGTGTACGCCACCGTCAAAGTCCAGAAGAAGCGGATGCGGTGCCGACAAGGCCAGCGTGGTCTTTCCCATACCTGGCTGTCCGTAAATAAGTGCTGACAAGGTTTTCTTTACCTGCAATTCATTTGGTTTCTTAATAAGTCCCATAATCAAAAAATTTAAGTGGTTAATAAACTGATATATCTTTTGTCCTGAAAGGCGGCCAGACCTCTCCGGACGTGCTTTCATCCCATTGCAGCTCTGAGCTGACTTGAAGGGCCATACTTCAAATCGTCCAACTGCTTTATGGAAAATATTTTCGGGGAATTCTGATACACTCCCTTCCGTATCCATTTTGCAGCACCAATGGCTATCTGATGGTCCAACCATCCTTCACCGTACCTGCGGCACGCCTTGGAATAGGTTATCTCGTCAGAAGTCGGGTTGCTGCGTCTGATGTATTCCTCCACCGCTTCCTTTGCGGTCTCACGGATAATCGTCTTCAACTGCCATGCGTCAATCTCCATCTGCTCTCCTCCTTACTACTCTGGTTACTCTTGCTCTTGTCTGCATCCGGCATCTTCTCATGTCCACATGGTAGTCCGTTACCGCCATGAGGATAAAAAGGAATGAGAAGAACATTTCCAGCCCATGTTTACGAATCTCCTTCAGGTCGAAGTTGATTTTCAGCTTTTCGCAGAACATATACAGAACCAGCTCCGTATCCTTGCTGATACCCAGCTTCCGGTATATGTCGCGCTTCTGTGCCTTGATTGTCCATGTAGAGCGGCCAAGACTGTCGGCCACCTCCTTATCCGCAAGCCCCTTGCAATACTGCTCTGCAACCAGATGCTCACGTTCAGATAAATCATTCATGACACACGTTTTACCTTGAATTCTCCATGCTTCCGGTCTATCTCTCCTACCCGCTTCCAGTCTGCCCCTTCCACGCACATTTCCAACCGAAGTCTGGAAATGGTTGTATTCACTGACGAAATAGAAGAAATGGGGAATATCACAGTCTCACCGACCTTCATTCCTCGCAAGGTCGATGCCCAGTTTTCTGTTACTTTTACCATATCGCTTACTTTTTAATGTTTGCTGGCAGAACGGGACTTGAACCCGTGACTTCCATGCTAACCCTTACATGGCGTTCTACCGCCTGAACTATCTGCCAATAAAAATTCCGAACTTCACAGCCCGGCATCTACCTATTTTCTATAACCCATAAAAACTAATCGACTAAGACAACTAACGATT